TTTATAATAAATCACTTTCTCACACTTTTAGTTAGATGTGAGAAAATTAAAAAATTATCGAAACCCGACTTTTTTATGATAATCGATTTTTCACTCATTCCAAAAAAAATTGAAATGATTTTTCTCATTTCAGCAGAATACAGTCTCAAGACAAACGCAGAAGAAATCAATATGGCAACCAACGCAACCAATACCAATACTAATACTGGAGACTTCAAACCCTTCAAGACCCTCCTCGACGAAATCGCATACGGAACACTCGCGAACGACTGTGGTTTCGGCGGAGACGAACGCAGTTCTATCACCTGTATCCTCGACCGATTTTGCGAGATGAAGAAGGAAATCGAACGCCTCAAATCTCAACTCGCCGAGAAGGAGGTCAGCGATGACGAGGAGGAGGAGGAGGAGGAGGAGGAGCACACCGAAGAGGACATCATTACCGCGTGGCACAAAGAAGCAGACAAACACGGACTTTCTCGTGTCGAACGCGAACACGGTATAGCAAATGCCAAATCACTTTTCGCCCAGAAACTCAACGCAGAGCAACTCACGGAAAAAGTGAATGCGGACATCATTCGTATCGTCAGGGAAAACGCCGAACTCAAAGGACAAGTCGAACGCCTCAAACTCGGTGGATACTACTGCCACACCCGTCCTGCCCCTAACGCAGAAATCAATACCGACGACGCCGCGTTTGACCACTACTGGTCGGTTCAAGACAAAGACCTTACGCTCTGGAAAGTCCCTCGCCACCTCGCGGATGTTGCGTCCGCCCAGACCTCCTATCACGGGGCGGTGGAACAAGCATTCTACGACGAATGCTTCGGTGAGGAATACGGTAAGTTGAAATGGATGCGTGTGCGTGAAATGACCCAAGCAGACCTCATCAAGGCGGGGTGGCAACCAAAGGCAGAAGAAGAAGAACAATACGCCACCTGCGACGACTGCGGACGCAACTGCTACACGGGCGGAGAAAAATACCCAGACGGTTATGTCTGTGATGACTGCGAGGACGAAGAGTAAGTAATCAGGTAAGACACGAGGCAGGGTAAGTCCTCTTTTTTTTACAATCCAATAAAATTGAAATAAACATAAATCTCTCGACATATCATATCCAATCCTATAATTATGGACGAACTCTCCATCGCACAAGCAAAAATCAACCAACTCACACGCAGGATTGAAGAACTGGAAGAAATAATACGACAAGCAAGAGAACACGCACTCGACCAACAAACTCAATACGACCTACTCGAACAAGACGCGACGAACCGATGCTTCTGCCAAAAGTGCGAAGAATACCTTCACGAGAGATTTTGTGCCGACTGCTACGCTGAAATGGTAAGCGAAAATGAAGACGACGAATTGAGCGACGACGACACTCAACCGAACAGTCCCTCGTCCAAAATCATCCAAGATTGAAAAAATTGAAATGACTTTTCAACATATCGCCAGATGACAAGTCATTCACATCATACAATCAAGATGCCGTTCGTTCAACTAATCGGGTTCGTTTCATCAAGAAAAACCAACGAAAAACTACAAAAATTACGCACACAGAAATATTGCGACAACTGTGAGCAGAAGTTAAGCGGTGAAGAAGCGTTTGCCCCTACCGACGAAACCGTCGTCTGTGCTGAATGCTGGGAAAATATCAAGATGGGTCGCAGTCTTCATTATGTATGGAGTTTGGCAAAGGAGCAGACGCAGACGCAACCGAAGAAGCAAACAAACGCGGAAGAACTCGCTGACATAATGTCCTTTCTTGGGGAAATGAAAGGAGATGGAAACAAAGTCATATTCGCACCCTTAAAAAATTGAAATATCCAAGAATAGAAATTGTATGATATTAGCATTTCAATAGGTTTTGAAAAAAATTGAAATGGATTTTCAACATATCGCCAGATGACAGCGTCAGCAACACACACAAATACGATGAACCCTGAACTTATGAATGATATCAAGACCCGCTACGAAGGTTTTATGGCGACGGACAAAGGACAAGCACACGCCAAAAAGGCGAAGGAAATACAAGCACAAGCGACCGCGTTGCTGAAGCAATTCAAAAAAGACCCCTCACACGGACAGACCACCACCACGAAGGGGGTGCGTCGCGAATACCTACCCGAAGTTCTTCACAAGGCGAAACTGGTAAGAATTGTGCCGATTGGTTTGAATAACTGTTGCTTCCAGAATGCGGAGTGGTTGGAAGAAGAGTTCGGTTTCAAACGGATTTTCGGTTTCAACATCGTTGGTTGCCGTTGCGGTGGGCGAATGTGCTTTGAAATCCACGCACTCAATCGCACGGCATCTGGCGAACTGATTGACATCACCCGCGACTTCTGCGATGAAACCGAAAAGTGGTTTGTTCCATTCGAGAACGAAGACTTCAACAACGAAATCTACCGAATGATGTTCGGGCGAGATATGGTCTGCTTTGAACCGAGTTGCCGTTGCTGTGGCAAAACGAAGAGGTGGAACAACACGCAGTTCGTTTGGACTGAAACCGAAGAGCGGTTCGAGCAAGTTTGGAAACTCATCAACAACGAAGGCGGAAAATACTGGATAAAGCAGTAAGGTAAGCGAAAAACAAGAGACAGGGGGGTCTCTTTTTTTTCATATACAAACGAATTAATAATAAAAACAAAACTCAAACCACATATATAAATCAAAATGGCAAGTATCCCTACTAATGGTTATGCCGAAGTTATGGCAGGAACAAATAACTACTCTGGTTCTAACTCGTTCGACGGGAGTTGCCCTCGCACCGCAATCCCGCCCGTCATCGGCGATGACCTCTGTAATAAAACCTATGTTGATAATGCTACTGGTGGTGGAATAATCGACACTCTAACTGATAAGGGGTCTCTCATCACAGGAGACGGAACACAAGCAGTCATCTTCGACCAAAACCCATATCAAACCGCACTCACTACGACTACGGTATATGACTGGAATGCTCTGGCAAACGGGCAGTCCCGCGATTTTACTACTACCGCACCAACATCCATACCACTCGGGGCATCTATAACCATCACATATTCAGGCACAGATAGTATCACAGGCACGGTCACCGCCGTCGCTGGAAGCGTCATCACCATCACCATCACCGCCCTCGCATCATTATCATACTCCTCTGGGTTTTTGCTACAAACAAGCGGTCCAGATGGGGCAGGTGGTGATTATACAAACGCGACTTTCCCTTTTAATCCCGCCGTCACTACCCCTATCCCCCCTAATATACCCGCCAACACGATTATAACCGACGGTGAGTGTTATGTATCTACATCCTTCGCAACAGGAGTGCCAATCAGCGTCACCGCGAATATTATCGGTTCAAATATACAACGACCCTCCGCCACACCATTTACCACAATACCGTTTGATAATCCCACGGTTAATCCTACTTTTTACAATTTTCCTTCTGGTTGTTTTGTCGGCACAACACAATCCCCTTCAGTTCAATTCTTGGGGGGGACATACCGAGTTGGGTTTCCTTCTGGTGGCACATTTGCCCCCCGTAATTATGTCGGGTCTCTATCGGGTTATACCGTCGGTTATTCAACTGGTTCTATTACCATCTCGGGTTCTATTGCCCTACTCGCCGACCCTGTTTCAACAACTGGTCTAAAATGGGGGGTCGTCTCTGGTGGTGGCGGCGGTGGCACAGTCAATAGTGTCAGCGGTGGAACTAATGTAATTATATCTGGAAGTGCCTCCGCACCCGTCGTCAATCTCCGCAACCCCCTAACAGCAGAACTGAATATGGGTTCTCAATCTCTCCGTGATAGTGCGAGTGCTGTCGGCACGAGCGGTCAATTGCTCTCTGCTGGAACTGGCGGTCAAACGCTCTGGACTAATCCACCACCTACTAATCCTACCATCACCGATACAAACACCAACGCCACATTTTACCCTACCTTCGTTGCTGGTTCTGGAACACAACCGCTTCTCGCTGATATTGCTACTGGGGCAATCAGTCTCAACCCCTCAAACGGCAACTTTAATGTCGTTGATACACTCAAACTGACGCAATCGCAATTATCGGTTGGTAAAAGTGCTGGTCTAACAGGTCAAGGTGCGAGTGCTGTTGCGATTGGTAATGGTGCGGGTCTAACAACACAAGGTGCGAATGCTATTGCGATTGGTGTGAATAGTGCCGTCGCAGGTCAAGGGACGAACTCTGTCGCTATTGGGGTTGATGCTGGGAACACAAATCAGTCAGCGAATGCTGTTGCTGTTGGAATAGGAGCAGGGCAAACCACACAAGGTTTAAGGAGTGTAGCGGTTGGACGAAATGCTGGTAGTGGCACACAATCGAGCGATTGTGTGGCGGTAGGAAACGGAGCAGGTCAAACAACACAAGGCACTAATTCTGTTGCTGTTGGTTTAACCGCGGGTCAAACAACTCAAGGGCAGAACGCAGTCGCAGTCGGTCATAATGCGGGTCAAACCTCACAAGGTTTGCGAGGTATAGCGATAGGTTTTAATGCTGGTAATGCTACTCAAAGTGCCGACGCTGTGGCGATAGGACATACTGCGGGTCAAACAACACAAGGCACTAATTCTGTTGCTGTTGGAAACAATTCTGGTAATAATAATCAGGGCAACTCCGCCGTTGCGATTGGTAATAATGCGGGTCAAACCTCACAGAAAGGAGGCGGGGTCGCAATTGGGAGTTCTGCTGGAAATAGCAATCAGGACTTCTCCGCAGTCGCGATTGGTGAAAACGCAGGGGAAACTACTCAATCGATAGGAGCGATTGCTATTGGTGTTCAGTCGGGTCGAACGACGCAGGGAGTGGGTTCAATTGCTGTGGGCAATTCAGCGGGGACTACTTCACAAGGCAACGGTGCTGTTGCTATTGGGATAAGTGCGGGTCAAACTTCACAAGGTGCTAACTCTATTGCGATTGGAAGTAGTGCTGGGCAAACATCACAGACAGCAGGTTCTATTTGTTTAAATGCGAGTGGTGCTGCCCTCAACCCTACGACCGCTGGTCTATACATAGACCCTATCCGCAATCTAACTGGTAATCAAAATCAGCAACTTCAATATAATCCTACAACACACGAAGTAATTGCGTTTCCAAACAGTAATAATGTTATGATGGAGGATTTTGATATGTATGACACAACCGCCACCTTTTTTGGAAACAGACTATCTTTTTTAGAAAGTGGTGCTGGTGCTACTACTTATTATTCAGGTGTATATGAAGCGGGTATTCTTACAGGTGCTCAATATAGAAGAGGTGTTATTCAAATGGCGGCAGGAACAGCAAATCCGTCCAGCACAATACTCCTAACCGACCTTATGTTTTCGTATGCTAATATATCAAAGGTCTCATTCGGTATAGTCCCTCACGCAAACGAGACCTTGGCGGTTGTCCCTGTTGCCGCTGGAAATATAACACAATCGGTAGGTATTGCCTCGGCAGCATCATCGTTAGGAAATCAAACAAGTAATACTGTTATTTGGCGTATGACTTCCGCCTCCGCAACAATTCCCTCTTGGGAGTTTGTTATAAATAATGTGGTTCAATTTACACTATCAATCTCCCCAAAGAATATGACTGCGAAATGGTGTCGTGCTGAAATTAATGTGAATTATGGAGGGGGGGCAACTGCGACTGTTTCTGGGACTTGGTATAATCTTACCGACGGCATTAGCGAAACAACAGGGACATATACTATTACTGCTGGAACAGGGTTTCCTGCCGCCCTAACTACCCCTAACACAGTTGGTATTTATATGGCGTGTTATAGTAATAATGCGACTAATAAATATATGGGTGTTGATTATGTTGAAGTTCAGCAATCTAATTTATATCCCGTTGGAAGTGGAACTACCGATACAACTGGAAGATAAATCTGCTACTGGCGGATTTCAATCGCATCCGCTACTATTTCGTCGTATGAAATCCCCATCGCCTTATGGATTTTCTCCATTCCCTCCTGAAACGCCGAGAGGTTCATATTGTCCTCTATCAGGCACAATACCCGCCACACGCAAAACGCTCCGCAGGTATTCACATTATTCCGCTTCTCTTGAAAATCCTTCTTGTTATATATCACATTCCAATCTTCACCCTCCGCCTTATTCAATAGGTCTTCCAGATAATTACTCGTCGCATCCACCACCGCATTCTCCTCTGGCGAGTTCCACTCGAGAGGTGAGTTCGGCGAATACGGCGATGTCCCGTAAGGACAGAAAAACTCTATCGTATTTTCATACCTCATCACCGCCACCCAGTGACCGTTTGCTGGGGTATGCTCGTATAATAATATCATATAATCTCTCGGTTTTCGCAGTATCGCTTGAATTGATGGGTATGACTTCAACTCTCGAAACATAAAGATTTTCGCCTGTGGCAGATACAACTCCAAGTCGGCATCACTCATCGGTTCAGTCATAATTTGACGCAACTTCGGTTTGTCCCGTGCCGAACCAAATACTACTCCTTCGGGGTTCATTCTATCGTTCGTGTTATACATACCCTTCTACTTTGTTTTTATTCCGTATCACAACGAAATTATATATAAAAACAAAGTTATACTATTATTCATAAAACCGATATCAAAATGTCTCTTAACGCATTAGGCACATCCCAACTCAACTTGAAGGCAGCGACCTCCGCTGCCCCCGTGTTCTCTTATACTTCTGGTAATTATGCTGGTCTTTCTTCGTCTCGTTTTGATGAAATCCTCGGCACAGCAACCCTCGCCGCTGGAACTATCGCAATCCCCCTTTCCGCCCTTGATATTCCCTCCGCTCTTGTCGCTGGTGCTTGTATCATCGAGGCGTGGCAAAACAATTCTGCTGCGGGTGTAGCAAACTTTTCAGGTGCGAAATATGTAGGGCAAATCGTATTTGCTGTTGGTCCTCCTGCTACCGCTACGCTCAACATCAACGCCCTCGACGCCAACGGTGCTCTCATCAATACCTCTGTCGCAACCATCGGTTTCCGTGTCTTTATCCCCCGTAATGTCTAAACGGTCGGTAATTGTGTGGATAATGGTTTAAACCGAACTTTCTCTATAATATAAGTCCCAGAGAATTATATTATGACCCCCAAACCCTATACGAAGACCCCCTTTATGGAGGAGTTAGATAAAAAGATGACCGATTATGGTTTAACTACATCAAGTAAATTGACCTACCTCCGCGTGATTGAGTATATCTCGGGAAAACCTGTGGATGACCTCTCCTTCTTTCTGGACGCCGACGCGATTGAAAAGAAACTCGAACCACTCAAACCAAATACGAGGAGGGTGTATTACACCTCCATCCATTCGGCGTTGAAACTCACCTACCCGATGCCTACCGAACCAGAGGGCGAAATGATTAAACTCTACCACCGTAAAATGATGCGGATTGCTCACGAACAACAAGCAATCAGCAACAAGAAATCCAAATCACAAGAGGAAAACTGGTTAGAATGGGAAGATGTCGTGGATAAATGGGATGAAATGAAAAAAGACTACGACCATCTCAAATCTCTCGGCGGTATTTCTCACGACTACGAATATACCTTTCTCCTCCACTTCGTCGTCCTCACCCTCTATGTAAAACTCATACCCCGCAGAAATGCCGACTATCTTTATATGATTGTCTCTCAAAAACAACCCGAAGTCCTCGACGAAGAACTCAACTACCTCATTCTCGATGAAAAAAAGTTCATCTTCAACAAATACAAAACCGCACAAAACTACGGAACTGCCGAAGTCAGCATCCCCGATGAGGTTATGGATATTTTCTGGTTTTACATATTCTCTCGCGAATGGAATACTGGTTCTCTGCCCGTCATCTCCAACGACCTCAAAAAAGGAAAAACAATACCCTTCCTCCGTATGTCGAACGGCAACCCCTTCCACGAGGGCAACTCCATCACTCGCCACCTCAACAAGATTTTCAAACCGAAAAAAATAGGTTGCTGTATGTTGCGGACTATATTCGCAACCGAAATGCTCCTTGAAAGCACCGAAAAATCACAGGCATTAGCGTCTGCGATGGGGCATTCCGTATCAACACAGCAAAACACCTATGTTAAGCAGTCGCAGTAGTTTCTCCTATGGAGTAGGAGCGTCTGCGACTTATATTGCGTGTCCTTTCACGATGTATTTTCTCACGAACGCCGTCATCCATTTTTCGACCTCCGCAACTATCAAGGTCGCCACGAATGCTCTAACGGGCGAGTGAAGCAAGTAATCACCGCTCACGGCAATCTTGTCAAGCGTCCATTTGTGATAAATCGCAATCGAGTTTTGATAAGGGAAATCCAGCAATCGTCCGTAATCCTCATCTTCGATGATGGTCGGGTGCTCGTGGGTGTCAATTTGCCCGAACATCTCCACCATAGGAAAGGTCTCTTGGTCAAGAAAGTTCAACATCTTATACCGCATTTCACTTTCGGTTGCTCGTATGTCGTCCTTGCCATCACCGCCATCTTTGTCGATATATTTCTCGTCGCCGTATCCAAGTCTTCTGTGTTCTCGGGTGTCCGCCAACCACCGCTCCGTGTAGTGTATCATATCCGCTTCTGGCAAACAGAACTGCTGTATTCCCTCCTCCATTCCCGCCCCGAGTTTTGTGCGAAAAGCAACAGTCTTTCTCACAAAGCAGTTGAACCAGTCATTCGCCGTAGCATCTTTCATCGCCATCGTATCGTGTGTCGTTGTATCTGGCAGAATGGCGAATATCCATTTCAATTTTTTCTGGGATTGAAATGCTAATCTAATCTATAAACCGACGCCCACCCGTCATTTCATTCGGGTATTTGTCTAACATAAATGCCTTCACCACCCTCGCCGCCTCCTCCTCATTATCGAAATGCCCGAGAAAATGACTGAAATACACAGTCGGGTCGTTGTTGATGGTTGTCTGGACTGACGCCGTCCATTTCCCAAATTGTTTCGCCCACCTCACTCCCCAGTATTTTTTGTTGCTCTTCGCGTTGTTCGCATTACGACGCTGGTCGCACCACCGCAGGTTTCGGTAGTCATTATTCAATTTATTACCGTCAATATGGTCTATGATTTTATGGTTCGGGTTATTATTCGGTATGAATACCTTCGCCACTAACCGATGAACCAGCATCAAAGTCTCATTATTCGGTTTATCTTTTACTGGCGGTCGCCCATACCCATTATTCGGTCTCACCAAATTACCACTCGCATCCATACTCCGTTTCAGCGACACACACATATACTCATTCGATTTACAATAATACGCTTTGATGATTTTATTGAACTTTAAGTTTTTTACATCACCCACCCTGTTAATCGCATAACTATCCTTCCGCACACCAAATCTCTCGTCAATCACAACCCAATCGTCCGTCAAGTAGGACGACGGCGGAGCGACAGGAGCAGGAGGCGGGGCAACGCACAGCATATTCCCCGCACAATCCATTATACTCGTCGGTAATGCTGATACTCGAAAAAATGAGTTGATGAGTGATTGTGTAATCATAGTGGATAATCGCTATTATTATCCATAGTCATTATCCTTTTAAACCCTATTATCCACATTTTTACCAACACGCCCACCCACAACAGACGCAGGTCAAATCTCTCGGCGAGGGCGATTTACCTCGTGGCGTGGATGGCACAGACGAAGGCGTAGATGGCGGAGTGATGCTGTCGCCGTCATTATACAGAAACTTCTCCTTGCGTTTGTGTTCGCCTGAATGGTATGTCATTAGTTTTAAAGCGTAGAGCATATAAAAATCTCTCGTCATATGGTTTTATTATTCTTTTTTTTCTTGAAGTCAGTTAGTTCCTTCTGGTCTTGTTCCGTCCAGCGGTCGATAAACCGCAGATGCTTCTCACTCGCAAAATGTCGGCGGATTATCCCACTCGTCAGTCGCACATTACTCCCACACTCACAGGTTCGAATATGGTTTCTCGAAACAAAAGCAGTCCATTCCGTTATTAGGGGTTCTATCCAAGTTTTATGGCGGATATATCGGTCATTCTTAATTTTTAGGTCGGGGGTCGTATTTCCATACGGAGCATATTCATATTCCATTTTATATAAACATAATTCCCTATTCTTTTTATTATATAATGACCGCCCCTAAATCACCCGAATATGATGACAACCTCGAAAACCTACTTAAAGAGGAGGCAGAAAAGGCAGAAAGTCTATCGATTTTACACCGAATGTCCCACGAGAAATACGCCCTCGCGTCCAACCTCATAAACATCCCCGTTATTGTGTTGAGTTCCATCATCGGTTTTACAACGGGCATCAAAATCGATTATGAAGACATCAATATCGTCCTCGGTATTGCGTCCGTCTTCGTCGGGGTCATCAAATCTCTCGACAGTTATTTCCAACTCGCCCAGCGGAGCGAACGCCACCGCCTCGTATCACTCCAATACGGTCAGTTGTGCCGAAAATTGTCCGTTGAACTCGCTCTTGAACGAGATGTTCGAGAGAATGCGAAGGATATGCTCAATATGATTAGAACCGATATAAAGAACCTCGAAGAAATTGCCCCCATCATAGAGGACGACATCATAAAGAAATATAAAGATAAATACCCGAAGGTTGATGGAGAAAAAATAAAGCGTCCTGCCCTAACGAATGGACTTACCGAAGTCATCGTGAATAAACCTGAAAATTATATTGTCCGTGCCGATTTAGTTGCGAGGTCTCGAAGGCAATCAAAGGACGCTCCTCATAACAACGAAATCGTTGATATTCCGCTGGATGACATCGGGGCGATGTGATTTTCGGCGAAAAACTTCTCATCTTTTTCTATCCCGATATAATTCCTGTTTAATTCAGCACACGCTCGTCCTGAATTAAATGACCCCGCCGTAGGGTCTAAAACCGTATCACCCTCATTACTATATCTCTCGATTAACCACTTGTAAATTGCGATTGACTTCGCCGTCGGGTGCGGTTTGTTCTTAACCAGACGGTCGTGAATGACTGATAGGACGCATCGCTTATTCTCCTCCTGAATGTAGTCTGGTTGCTCCAACCCTTCCGTATGTCCCAGCAGGTTATTTTTGCGTGGATTGCTCGGTTTGCGGTATTTCGACGGCATCCCCTCCTTCACCTCATCAATCCGCTTGTAAAACGCCGACTTCTTCGCGAAAACATAAATTAACTCGTGTGAGCGGAGTGGCATCTTGTTCGCCGAGAGAAATGAAACACCCACCTCTTTATCCAGCACCAAATCATACCGAAAATAGTCTGGTTTTGAATTAACCAGTTCCACACCGAACTTCGCCGAGCAAAAGAATAAAATCGGGGTATGTTCGTTTTTGGATAATCGCCCGACCTGCTCCCAGAACGCCGAGAGATTTATCTTTATATCCCACGCACACCCAGCATTACAAATCCCGTGTGTCTTCCGCCCCGTTGGCATCGCCCCCTTTTCCGCAGTCAGCACCCCGTAGGGTAGGTCGCATACAAATAAATCAACGGTCTTCTCGGGTAATGTGCTCATTATCGTAAGGCAGTCCCCGAGGAGACATCTCGAAGACCCCGAAGTGTGCGTCATTTCGGTCATTTTCGTATGTGTCGCTTAAAAAACTATCCTCGTCGTCCTCCTTTGGATAATCACGGGTTATGTCTTTAAAACAGAATTGGAGCATCTCCATCACAGTCGTATCACAGTTCTCAACCCTCGTCATAAGTAAATGCTGTAATTGAAGTGCCCCTGCTGATAAGGGGGTATGTAATTTTTTGTTCTGTTCTTCGAGTTGCGACACACGGGATTTCAGTTTGGCAATTTCGTCGTCCTTCTTTTTAAGTTCCGCCTTGTATTGTGATTTTAGTTCCGTCATATATTCGTCAATCTGTTTCGTGGTTCGACACTTTGAGACTAACTTATTAATAGGGACTTCCCCTTCTACTTTTATGCCCCCATCATAGATGTAGGATAAACACGCAAGGGGGTAGCATTTGATATTGGGTCGGTTTAGGTATGCCGAACATCCAGTATCTATTTTCAGTTTGGTATGAAACTCGCTTTGCTTCGGTAAGTTTCCGCACTCTGCTATGAACTGCTGGTTTGTAATATACTTCTGTTTTCTTTTTCCATCCTCATATCCCAGCGATAATATACACCCCTTTTCAAGACTGGTTGAAATCTCGTTTAGAACCTTATCCTTCTTCAGTCGAAACATCTCGCCTGTTTCAAGGCATCCGCCGTATGATTTATATTCTGGATGTCTGTGTATGGTTTTACCCTTATAAACAATCTCCGTAAGCGACCCAGTCTCGACCTCTTCCTCCTCATCTGCTTCAACCACCTCTTCCACCGCCTCCAATAGACTTCTCGTAATTTCCTCACGCTCTCTTGCCTCTTTCTCTCGTTTGTTCGCTTCTGCTCTCATCTGTTTCTCAATCTCCACTCGCACTTTTTCCTCATCGGTGTATTTAAGTCGCATCCCATAATACGATGAGTTTTTATACGGGTATTTGGTTTCCAAAAAAGACCATAACTCGTGATTATTATCGCCGAAATCTGTGATATTATGTTCTTCTAACCACTTATCAAACGCGTAGAAAATCTCGGTCTTTCTCACTCTCACAGTATCCTCCGCTGGTTCAACCTTATCTTTGTAAAACCGCTTTACTGTTTCCATCGACTTTGTAATGTATTCGGGTTCGGGTTCAATCTCTCGAATAATAAGATTTACAGGTTCATCATCGTAGATGGGGACGACTTCACCATTCACAAGTTCAACACGGGAGTAGGGACGCGACGACATATGTTTATTTATGGATAATGGATATTAATCGCTTTAAGTTGATTTAAATTAATAACACTCTCACTAAAACAGCAAGATAGTTATTCATCGTGTTTTCGTCGATTTTAACCCTTGTTTCTATAGGAAAGGCGATTGAAATAACGATTGAGTTCTCTGGACTTCTGGACGCCTTTAAAACGCTGTTTTACAAAGAATAACTATCTTGCTATAATTGTGTGATAGTGAGTATTATCTATATCTCATATTTTCATATAAAACCATAGGTTTATTATATATAAGAATGAACCATCCGCATCGCATCGATTATTATAATTTCCCTTCGGTTATAAAACCAGTCTATAACCCGTGCGATAACCCTGCCCCCATTCAAGAGGAGCAACCGAGAGATTTAGACTGGTGGCAGGACAGCGACGATGAAAACGCTTAAAGGGAAAACGCCCATTATCTTATAAAAGACAAATGCCGAAAACTATCACGATGAGGGAGTTGAATGAGATGCTGTCGGCACAAGAGGAGGAGTTGAGTGAGGAGTTTGGTGCGAAACAGAAGGCGTTGATTAGTGAGAACGAGAGATTGTCGTTGCTTTTGATGGAGAAGTTCAAGGTTATAGATGACCTCACCGAGAGATTGGATAAGTTGGAGAAGAAGACGAAACAAGAAAAACCAGCACCGATTATCGTTGGTGTTTTGGATTGTTCGCCCTGTATGAGCGACCCTGAACCTGAAAACATCATCAGCAAGTTCGATTATGATAAAATCCCGTGCCTCGGCGATGACGATGCGTGTGTGAGTTGCGGAAGTTGATGCCGAGAGATTATATAAAAGTAATATAATATATGATATACTATGTTCTGGTCTATCATATACTCTGTCCTGCCTATCCCCTCGGTAGGTGAAATCCTGTGTTTTGTAGTGGTGAAAACTATCATAAATAAATACACATAATCAGTATTAAATGAGCGACATTTGTAAGGTGTATCGAAACTTCTTGAAATACAAGGGGGATGATGATGCGGAGATTTATTTCAGCACGGCGAAAGGTAAGAAGTTCGCGGTTATAACACCCGAAGGCAAAGTTGTTAATTTCGGGCAGAAGGGATATGACGATTTCACGAAGCACGGCGACGAGCAACGCCGAGAGAATTACCTCAACCGTGCGACGAAAATCAAAGGGGACTGGAAACAGGACAAGTATTCGCCCAATAACCTCGCGATAAACTGTTTGTGGCAATAATATAAAGACAAATCCAGTTATTAATAAAAATGCCTCGACCCCGCCCACCTCTCATTCAAACCGCCATCAAGGTCGGTCAGGTTTTATGCCCCCGCCCGTCCATCACCATCCGCCCGTTCGACAAGAGCGACAGGATTGATTTTTCTTGCCGTTGAAACGGCGATGCCGAGAGATTTTATTATTAGTCTTACAATTAATAATAAAAACATAACATAACATTCGTATATATAATGAATAGAGGAAACTTCGCATTAGAGGGCGATGATGAAGTAAAACGGAACTGTTGCGGGTTGCGTGGGCGAGGGTTCGACGATTTCTCTCGCGAAGACCTACGGGACATCATCCTCCACAAGAATAAAGTGATAGAAGATTTGGAAGAACACGCCTACGGTTCTGCGTCGTGGATTGAAAACCTGAATAAAGGACTGAAAAAGGCGAACGAAATCAAGCGAAAGATTGATAAAAAACCACCGAAAGAAAGCGATGAGGATTTCAGGAAGAAATTAGAGGAGTTCGATAAGGATAAGGATGCCCCGACGGAAGCGTGGGGTGCGGACGAACTGAATGGCGACGGTTTGTTCGATGATATAAAGGAAGGGATGAAACAACGGGAGAAGGACGCTCTGGCAAAATGGAACAAAATGTCGCCACAGGAAAAGTTAAGATACGAAATACAAGAGAACATCGCTACTTTGGGAGAGGAACGGGCGAAGTGGTTTAATAAAAGTCTGTATGAGAAGTTGGCGAAGTTAGAGGGGGGTGCTGCCCCGAAAGCAGAACCGAAACCTCCTTCTGGTGTTGCCGTAGCAGCGGAGGCGTTGAAACCTGTGCGTGAAGCAATCCAGAATGGAATTGGTGATGCTCTTTATGGGAAAAGCGACGACCCGAAGAAACAAAAAAAGGGGTTGCTGGGGATTAGCGAAGAGGGTAAAGAAGAAAGCAAAAAGAAGGTGATGAAGAATATTGTTGTGCCGATAGTGAAGACGGCGACAGCGTTAGGAAAAAATGTCAAGGATATAGCGAATAAGATTTTTAATCCAGACCAATATGACGCAGATATGAAAGAGGAACGCATCAAGGAAATCAAAAGAGATGAGGCAAAGGCGGGGATTGTGAGAGATAAGGAAAACCCGATGATTATCATACGGAAACCTGCTGGATTATGGACTGCTGAAACGACCGACCCGACAGAAGAGGCGTATTACACGAAACGCATCGCATCACGGAAACCCGAAGATGTTTTTTATGTGCGTGTGCCAAACCCTATTTTCGCGGCAAAATTAAGACCGTCGTTTCAGGAGTTGGGGAAAGCGGGGTTTGTGAAACAGGTGGGCAACGAAAGGCAATTAGACTTATGGACTGGTGTTAATCAATTCGAAAAGAATGAAGATATAGATGGAACATTAAAGTCGCTCCACGATGACGAGTTTATATGGTTGCCCGAAAATAGGGCGAAGGACATATACGGTAAATTGCGTCAATTCGTTCAAAGTAAAGAAGATGCCAAAGAAGTCGCAGGTTTTGAGGATACTGGCATTACAAAAGGGTTTATGAAGCAGATTGCGTCAATAGACCCCCGAACCCTAAAAGGACAAGATTTGATTGATTACAAACAGTCGAAGTTGAGAATAGACGACGCGACTGCTTCTGCTTCTTTGAAAAAGGTAGATAAGGATATAAAAGATGAAATGGCGAAAGCGACACCCGACCAAGCGAGACTAACGAAGATGCGTGAAGCAAGAGAGCGTGTTATAAAGCGACAGCAAGAACTCGCAAAACGAGGACAAACGGAGTTTCAGGAAGCGATGGCGTATCTTGCCCCAATCGCGAAGGAAAAAGCACGGAAGAGGGAGGAAGACTTCAAGAGAGAGCGGGAGGAAGCACAAAAACAAGACCAAGCAGACCAAGCAGAGTTTCAGGCAAAACCCGTTGCGGAAAAAATAGCAATACTGGAGGAGTTGAAAAGGCAGATGGAGGAGCAGACTGGCGTGGGTGGGTTTCCTGACTACGACGAGCAGATAGAGCAACTACGAGCACAGGAGGCGAGTGAAAAGGTGGAGGAACAAGCACAGGGTTCAGTAGATTTATTACAACAGGCAGAGGTGATAGGGGCGGAAGGGGGTGCGAAACCGTGCTGGAAGGGGTATGAAATGATAGGAATGAAACAGAAGGGGAAGCGAACCGTGCCGAATTGTGTGCCGATAGGTGGTGAAGGTGGTGATGATGATGACGACGATGACGACGATGAAAGCGTGGAAGATATAGACATAATCAGGATAGATATGGGTAAAGGTCTGGTCTATTTAGTAGATGCCCCGACAAAGAACGCAAAGGGAAAACTTGTTGGACTGCCGTTCAGTAGTTTAAAAGAGGCATTATCTTCGCCTCTTGGGATTGGTAATCGCCGAGTATTTGACGCCGAAACCGAAGAAGAAGTAGGAAGATTAAAAGACCCGATATATAAAAAACTTGCGATGAAGGTGTTTAATATGGAAAAAGAGTGGAGGGCAGAGAACCTGAAAAAATTGGGATTTGCGATGGACGAAGATGAAGATGAATTGGAAGGGGCAGGTGCGAAACCAGTTGAAATGAAGCAGAGTGATTATTATAAAGAACACCAGAACATCGTAAAACTGCTTAAAAATACTGGAAAATCGTTGTTGAGTGAAGCGAAAGACCAGCAGGAAGAGGCGACTGCGATGGCGAAGAAAATGGACGCCCCCGACCCGTTCGATGGAGAAATGGAAGGGGCAGGTGCGGTGGAATGGACATTACAGAAAGCAGGAAAGTCGTTATTTAATCCGTCGGGTGATATGACGAAAGCGGGACGACAGTCATTCACGCCAGACTACGATGCGTATGGTGAAACGGTTGAGGAGGGACGGAAGAATGCGTTCAATCTCTCGCGAAGTATGTATGACCAGAGTAAAGCGATAGAATTACCTGATTTTAAGTTGATACAAGATGATACGAGTTTGCGGTTTTATCGTAAAAATGATGAGAATGTGTTTTTGGTGGGTATTCGCGGAACGGATGTGAAGAGTTGGACGGATTTATACACTTGGGCGGTGATTGGTGCTAATCAGGATTTACGAATGACGACACGGTTTCAGGAAGATTTGGCGAAGATGGTTGCTTTTCAACGGAACTACCCCCCCTCACAATTTTATTATGTGGCGACTGGGTCATCTCTCGCAGGAAGCATCGCCGACCGATTTTTAGAGTTGGGATTGATTGAAGAAGCGATTACCTATAACCCGAGTATCGAGAGAAAGTATGTGCTGGACGAAAGCATCTTGAACCACCGTATTTATTTGGATACTGACCCCTTGTTTATGCTGATGGGACAATACGCCCCGAATACCGAAATTAGAGTAAATCCAAATAAAACTAACTTCTATAATCCATCAAAAGAGAAAGATTATTTAATCGCTTCACACTCGATTTACCCTATTTATAATCCTGCGTTTGAAGGAGGTGGAATGGAAGGAAGCGGAAAGACTTACACACTTGAAGAGTGGAAGGCGATTTTCGATGCGAAGTTGGAAGAGAAGCGGAAAGCGATAGAAGCGAGGGAAGCGAAGAAGAAGCAGACGGCGAAGGCGAAGAGGGCGAGGGCGAAGGCGAGGCGTGAGGAACGAGAGAAACCGAAAGAACCCGAACCAGCACCAGAAGAGGAAGAACCCGAAGTTGAAGTTGCGGAATATGAGATGGGTGATGAGATTTATTTGGTTGAAGAACCGAGAGAAGGGTTGGCGTTTGCCGAGAGAAGGGTGTTTGATAATGATGGCGAAACTCTTGGAAACCTGACGGAAGATGATGTGGGGAAGACGCTGGTGAAGATGGTGATGCGTCGAGAGAAAATTGGAGCATTTGCGGATAAATCGCCGAAAGCGAAATCCAGTAGTGAAAGTTTGCCGTTTTTTGAAAGTCAGCAACCGAAGGCGAAAGAGAAGAAAAAGAAAGAACCGAAAGCACCTGCGAGTGCGAGGGTTGAATTGCGTGAAGAGTTAGTGGCGGAGCAACCGAGAAATCCAGCGGGAGAGTTTGCTGTGGCAATAGCACAACCACGACCACGCCCTATGACTGGATTACCACGAATGACTGCGAAACAAAAAGAGTTTTTTATGAACCTATTATCGAGGAATATGTCGGCAACGCAAAAGTCAATTTTACTGGCGAGAAGCGGAATGAGTGATAGGTTGATTGAGAGATTATTACCATTTATGACACCAACCAACAGGAGAGAAGTTATGAAACAGACAGGTTTGATTACGGAAAAAGTTGCTGAAAAGAGAAACGATACAGACTATCCGTATTTACCAGCAGACATCAAGACAGGACTACGAAAACTGGCACAAGACATAATGAATATGAAAGGGCGACGACCGACGATGTTGGATGATGCGAGAAGAACCGATACTCTACGAAAAATGACCGAGACAGAAAAACGACAGATGTTAAGACGAAACTTTGTCGCAGGTGTAAAGAGTTGTGAAGCAATTGTGAGTATGACCCGAACTGATATGTTTGGAGATTATAGTTGTCGTAGATGGGAAGAGGGACAACCTTCTTATTTTAAACGAGTGGAGACGAGTGAATATGGTGTGAAGGGGAAATGTATGGCGATTGGTGATGAGGCAGGAATACCACAAGGAGCAACATTAGACCAGTTAAAACGAGTTGTCGGTGTTGGTCGTGATAGTGCGATGATGTCGTCAAGAATGTTGTGTGAATTATCGCCTTCTACTTGGGGTGTTGAAGATAAACCAGAAGCGAAGTTTCTATCAAAAGGAGTGCCTATAACGAAATCAACGCCCGATACTGATTTGGCAGAATATATACGAGAAACTCAAAAGATATGGAGAATGTGTATATTGAAAATGTTGAAGAGTTGTGGAATTGATGCGTCAATACAAAAGAAAATTAATCAGTCTTGGAAACGAGGATACGGTGTTGTGATATTTTGGGATGCCCTTCAAGGTGATAAAAACCTAACGAAAGTAAAAGTCCGTGAAGCACAACAAGAAGTCGATGAAAAATTATCATCGCCGAAACTAAAAGAGTTTCTCTTGGATTTGCGTGGATTTTGTGCGATGGTTGCCGAAGAAACAGAAGCAGAAGAGGAGGGAGAAGTGGCACAGAGACGAAAAGATGAAGCAGAGAAAATATATATGAGGCAATTAGAAAGTGAAATAACCCCTGACGAAGAGGAGGAACGAGCGAAGGTTCGTGCTAATCCCGAATTAAAAGAGAAGTTATGGAAAGCAATTGGTGAAGACACAAGACGCCTAAATCTTGCGTTTGATACTGCTCCTTTTTCGGGTGATTTGAGGCGGAGGTTAAACCGTATGAAACGGATTGCTGGTATTGATTATAATATTGGATATGGTTCGGTTGTCCCTGCTAATTTTTGGGTGTCGGGACTTAAAGCAAAATTACCACCAATTCGTAAAAAAGAGGGTTATTATCCGTCCGCCGAGGAATATATACGAGATATGGAAAAACGATAGTGGATAATAAAAACATAAACCGAATAATACCAGATAATAAAATGACAACTATAACCGAACGGAAATACCCGACGAGTGAAGAATACCCGCTGGTGAAAGCGTTTTCGCTGAATGACCGCAAACCGAGACTGATTGGGACTGCTGGGTTGAAAAGTCAATTATATACTGGTGATTATGATTTTACGATGGATATAAGTGATTTGCCGAGAGATGCCGTTTTTAGTGGGTTGAGTGATGTTGTTTCACGAATAGCGAGTGATGAAAATATGTATTTCGTGGAGATGAAAATCCAGTCGAACTCGGCGAAGAAGGAGCGGATTTATCGCGGAGCAGAGTATTCGCATTCTTTTTTCTCTCGCATACCCTTTGATGATATTGATTTTATCAAGGTTGATGTGGTGTTTCGCAAGGAAGCGAGTAATGAGTTTTTCGATGCCTCGTGTATGTATGGTATGGGTAAAGAAGAAGTGGGTGAAAATGCTGAAGACGAGAGATTGAAGGAACTGGAACAGGACTTCGGTGAAATGGTGAGTGAAGGGAAATACTGGAAAGCGTTGAAGCGGTTATTTTCGATGATGCGGATACGGAACGAAGAACCAGAGACATCCATTCAGTTAGTCAAGTTGTTTAATAGTGAAGCAGGAAAGATGTATCAAATAACATCGCAGTTGAAGGCAGTCCAGACCCTAAAATGGGAGTTGGATAAGACCTTGAAGTTAAGGGTTTCGACATTTTTACAAGCAAAACTCGGTATGAAAGGTTCAATCACTCGTGCGAGGATAGATAATGTGATTAAGAATAACGAGAAGATAATCAATAAAACGGCACAAAGACTATTGTGTTCCATCATATAAATTATAATAAACATAATTCCATTTTTATTATAATACAGAATGTCTCTCAATTTGGATAAAGTAGGTGCTCCCTTTTGTAAAATCATAGGTGGAGCGAATGATGGTAAAAAAGTGTTCCTCGCCACGCCCGATGATAAGGGGTTGAAAGAGCAGAGGGTTCAGTTATTCAAAAGGGCGACAATTCCCGACAGCGACGAGGGTAAGTTCGTCCAGATGGTTAATCCAAAAACCGAAAGGCAGATTTGGTATGTAGTTGGTGCGTCAGGTTCAGGCAAGTCGTATTATACGAAGATGATATGTAAAGAATACACGAAGAAGTTCCCAGACCGACAGATATATATGTTTTCGTCATTACCCGATGATGTCTCGGTAGATGATATAAAAAACCTGAAACGCCCGAAGATAGATGATACGCTGGTGAGCGACCCGATAGAGGCGAGTGAGTTTGCCGAAAGTATGGTGATTTTTGATGACTGCGACACTCTCTCGAACAAAGCACACAGAAAGGAGGTTTTCAAGATACTCGACCAGATTTTACAGACGGGGCGACATCATAAGATAAGTTGTATTCTTACATTCCATTTGCCGAGCGACCGCCAGACGACCCGCCAGATGTTAAACGAATGTCATTTCGTCACCTTTTTCCCGAAGTCGGTTATGACGAAAAGCACGAAGTATATGCTTGAAAACTATATAGGCATCAATAATAAGATGATGAAGGAGATGAAGAAAATCAATTCACGCTGGATTACCATAGCGAAGAATTATCCACAGGCAGTCGTGAGTGAAAAGTGCGTGTATGTATTGGAGGAGGAGGATGATGATTAGGACTTTTCGTTTGAGTTAAAAAAAAGGACACCCCTGTCCTGTATATTTTTAGTTGTCGCGTTTGCCGATTTGAAACTTCGCGAGTTTGTATTTGCCGAGGGCGACGAGTTGGTCGTGAGTTGGTGAGGGTGGTTTGTTGAGGCAGTCGGGGCAAACCACATCGCCACGAAAATCCTCAAACGCACCAACATCCCACTCCACATCTTTCGGTTCGAGAGCACCGCACACGCCACATACATACCTGTCCTCGTCGTCGCTTTCTTCTTCCTCCTCTTCAACCTTGTTGAGACTGTTAAAGTCAAAATCACAAGACTTACAGTTGTTTCTTCCTTCGTCGAACCAGCGACGGCAGTCAGGGCAGGGCAGTTCGGGGACTTCTTCGGGTCTTGAAAGCGTTCCGTCGTCGTTCTGGACGCAGTCGCACATTTCGCTCTGGCGGTGAGGATTGCGGTGGTCGTAGGGTCTGCCACAGCATTCGCAGGTGTCTTCACTTTCCACGCTGACGGTTTCGTCGTCGTCGTCGTCGCCACAGCAGGGGCAGTCGTGAGTTCCGTCGGCGTGGCAGGTGGCACAATACCAAGTTTCGCACTCACCACCACCACCGCCACACAACACAAGGGTTTTTGAGTAAAGTTTTGTTTCGCAACGGTGGCAGGTGGCGTCGGGGTGTTTTTCGATGTAAAGGCAATCACAGCACAAAGTCTTACCTTCTGCTGTGATTTCAAGATGGCATTCGGTTTCAACTTGTCCGCAGTCGGCACAAGCGGGTTTGGGGGCGATTTTTTTGGGACGGGGGGAGGAGCGACGGGGAGCACCTTGAAACTTACCTTTTTCTTCGTTGAACCATTTTCCGCATTTGTATTTTCCGCAGTCGCATTCTTCGGTCTTCGCTCCGCAGGGGAGGCAGTAGGGTTCGACTGGTTGGTAGTCGCCTTCGTCGTTGGGGTTGATACGGCATTTCACACCGCAGTCGTCATATTCGTAGCGAACAACAACGGAGCAACTGCGTCTGTTGTGTCCTTCAGTCTGGCAAATCGAGCAAATCATCGTGTCTGGTAAATCTTTGTCTTGCGAATAAAGAAGTAAAATGATTTCAATTTTTTTTGGACGCTCACGCCCCCGCCGTCCCCGCCCCCCGCACCGCCACCGCCCCCGCCACTACCCCCCGTCGCCGCCGTCTTGGATGACCCCCCTCTTGGATGACCCCTCATCCAGAGCGACCCTCATCCAGAGCGACCCTCATCCAGAGCGGGGTATTTATTTGACCGTCCTTGAATGACCCTCCCCTTCTTGGATGACCCCCCTTCTTGGATGACCCCCCCTCATCCAGAGCGGTCGGTGGGGGGGGGTAGTGGGTGGGCGGTGGCGGTGGCGGAGAAACTTGCTGATGTCGCCCGTCCCACACAATCCAAAAAAAATTGAAATCCTTTTTCTCATTTGTGCCAGACAACAGACGAACAACAGACAACGATGGAAGGATTTTCAACTACGAACCAAAGAGATTACTACGACATTCTGGCGATGGATTTGCCAGAAGTTATGGTGGGACACTTTTGGGTGGTGCGAGACGGACGCGTGATTGACCCGAAGTTTCCCGAACACAGACAAATACAAAGACAAAACCGACTTCAGGATGTTTCCTGCCACCTTCCCGCCCCTGCTATGACGCAAAAAGTGATGATTGCGTCTCACATCAAGAAGGCGAAGAATGTGTTTGGCGAGAACTACGCAACCGAGTTTCAGCGGATTTTCGAAGACCGCCCCCACTTTGGAATGTGCTTCTTCAACGCCGTTATGGAACAACACCGAAACGGCGGTGAGATTGTGTTCGGTTCGATGGGGTGGTTGCGTGATGACGACACGGAGTTTTACGAATACGGAGGTAAGGAGTTTCAAATTGTCGCTGACTTTACAGGAAAGACGGATTGCTACAAGAAGGCGTGTATGGAAGAGTTGCGTCGCGACCCGAAGTTCGCGTCGAACCTTGCCAGAAGAGGAATGTAAGCGACGAGGAAATACAGGACAGGGGCGTCCTTTTTTTTAATCAAAAGATAAGACTTATACGAATGGAAATTAATAATAAAAACAAAAGAACAATAACCAATATAAAACGAGTAAATGACAACAAGAGGTAATTTGACTTCTGCTGACCCCTATAATTTATACTACGACATTAATGTTGTGAGTGATTATAACCCGACATTAGTGGGGACAACTGCCCCTCCCCTGACTTTCAACGAGATTAGGCAGAACCCTATTATAAAATACCCCGAGGATTACCTGTTGTCGGTTGTGCGTTTCAGTATCGAGACCCCTACCCTGCCGATTTTTATTCCGCAAGTATTACTGGGACAAGCAAACCCGAATAAACTGATTTATGCGTGGGGTATGAGTGTGACGGACTACTCGGTTGTCCCGCCCGTGACGGATTATTTGGCGGCACAAGAGAACTGGATTTATATACCAGATGACCTTACAATCCCCCCTCCATCGGGTGCTTTGACATTTCAGGATTTAACTACGGAATACTACTATGTAAATGAGTTTTCGCTGGTGCTTCAATATGCGAATAATGCGTTGAAGTCGGCATTTGACAAGTTTAATCTCCAGTTAGTCGCGGCGGGAAAAAACGCGTTAGGCACAAGGGGAGGGACACCTGCCAACATCTCACAGAACTATTGTCCGCAGATGTTTTATGACCCGAATGGCGAGTTATTTTCGTTGAGTTTTCCTCTTTGTCCCCCAGCATTAGCAGGGACAGCACCCCCTTACGCCTATGATACTTACGACCAGAACCTCGCAAATACCGCTGGTTTTACTGGACGAGTGATTAAGTTGTATATGAATACCCCCTTATCAAATCTGCTGAACTCGTTTCCTACGGTGTTTCAAGGCAACGACCAGTTTCAATTAACGACAGGAACGGAGGATATGTTGGTGGTGTATAATAACCAGTATCAAAATACGAGTGGTGGAAGCAGACCGACTTACCCCCTTACGCCAGTCGCATCATCGGTGTCGGCAATACCGCAGATTATATTACCGCAGGAGCATTCAACGACGATTTTATTTTCGCCCATATCGGCACTTGTATTTTCGACATCGCTCCTGCCAGTTCAAAATACGCTATTATCAAAACCAGCGATATTCAATTTTTATGATGGAGTGACGAGTAGCAATTTGCGTTCATCGGGCAATAACAACGTGACAGCACCAGTTTTGACTGATTTTGAATTACAGGGTGCGACAGGCACATCATCCCAGACGAGGATTACATATACGCCGACGGCGGAGTATCGTATGTTGGATTTGCGTGGAACGACCCCTGTGAATGCGGTGGAGGTTTCGGTGTTCTGGAAGGACAAGTATAGTGGATTACATCGGTTCAATCTGGCGGCGGGGTGTGCTGCGTCCATTAAAATCCTGTTTCGTAGGAAGGACTTTTATAATGCGACGATTGAATAAACGGAAATCTCTCGGCGAATAATATTACAACTGAAATTATATATAAAAACAAAGTTATACTATTATTCATAAAATCGATTACAAATGAGTTCAGCAGATTTTCGCAAAGTGCTCGTGGAGGACGCTCGTATGAGGGTGACCGACAGTCTCCCTTTTGGCGTTGTTAAATCAGGACAGAATGTTACGACCCAGATTTACCCTGCTACTTCTCAAAGTGCCTCTTCCCAGACTTATTCCATCCAGACCCCGAGTGAGGTGACGCTTCTCGACCGTAATGTTGTTTGGCAATCTACTTATGAAATTGAAATTAGAGGCAACCCTGTTGCTGGTGAGTTTTTGGTTGATTTGGGTAATCGTGATGCCCTTGCTCCCCTGCCCCTTCATATGTCCGCCACCACCCTTCAGGTTCAGGTGAATAACAACAGCGTTTCGGTGAATATTCGTGATGTGTTGCCCCAGTTGCTTCGTATGTATGGTGATGACCGTGCTCTTGCTCGTTGGAACGGTATTGCTCCTCTTATGCCTGATACTTATCGCAATTATGCCGACCAGTTGGGTTCAAATAACAACAGCAACGGTGCTTGGGCACAGACCGCCGACAATTCTCTTATCTCTCGTGGTTCATTCAGTATCGACAGTTTGGAGCAGACGCAACCTGCTATTGGTGCTGGTGAGAAAAATAGACAGACTATCGGTGATGGAACTCTTCGTGTGGTGCGTCTTCGTTTTACTTCTCTCGAACCCTTGTTTCTCTCGCCATTTCACTTCGCCAATCTCTCGGCGAACCAGATGGCGATTTACGGTGTGAGCAACTTGAACTTCATCTTCAACATCTCGGCACAGGCGAACCGTTTGTGGCGTTGTGGTGCGACTGACGCGGCAATTCCCAACTACAGCGTTTCGGTTGCTGCGGTTAGTGGTTCTCGGTTGATTTTCCAGATGCTTACCCCTCACCCCTCTCAAATCCTCCCCTCGAAAAATGTAGTCGATTATGTCGATTTTCCTCGTTATTTGACTACATTCACGAACACCATCGGTGCGGCGGCGGTATCAGCACTTAACGAGTTAGTCCCTACTACGACTGTGTTTTCAAGCAACAACATTCAATTAAATCAAGTCCCCGATATGTTGGTGATTTGTGCGAGAAAACCGATGTCCCAGCAGACGAACCGTGATAGTGATAGTTTCTTCCCGATTACTGGTATTTCTATTAACTGGAATAACCAGTCAGGTCTGTTGGCGAACGCCACACAGGATACTCTGTATCGTATGTCCGCTAAATCAACGAACCAGACTTGGCAGGAGTTTAAGGGGTTTGCTAATAAATACTTGCCTCCCGTCGGTGCTTCTTATGATACTCAACTTCAGCAAGTCCTTACTTCTGGGTCTATTCTTGCTCTGCGTTTTGGACAGGATATCCCTATTGTCGAAGAGTTCTACGCGGCAGGGTCTTTGGGGTCTTTTAACCTCCAGTTCAACGTTACACTACAGAATTACACTTTGGCGGCACAACAGGTCGAGTTGGTGTTGATGTGTGTTAATTCTGGTTTGTTTATCACATCGCAGGGTGTCAGTTCCACTTACACGGGTATCCTCACGAAGAGTGATGTCCTCGCCGCGAGTGAGATGAAACCCGTGAGTGAGCGTCATTTGCGTCTGGTGGGTGGTGTCGAGAGTTCCGCCGTCACTTCGGTTGCTGATGTTGCCCCGAAGGCACAGGAGGCAATACTGGATGCTGTGTCGGCGGCAAAAGGAGCACTCGGTAAAGGTATGAGCGGAGTGAGTGGCGGTGCTGATGGTGTTGGCGGTCGTATGAAACTTGCTTCCCGATGCTAAATTATGAGATAATTACATAATAGCGATAAAATGAGTATAAGACATAAAAACAATTCTTATACTAATTTATAACCGAAAATGGATACGGCATACAATAGGCGAATAGCGTCTGCGAACGATGCGATAATGGAACGCTATGCGAGACACGCTCCCGCTAATTTTGTGGGTAGGGGTTTTGGAAGCGACAGCGGACTTGATACTCAATACAACGATGTTATGAGGGGTGCGGCGAACCACCCCCGAGCACTTTCACGAGCGGAAAAGGAGTATCGTATGGAAGGAGAGGCGAGAGAGTTTGGTGGAAGTTTTTTCGATGATATAGGTCAGGCGTTTCGTTATACCCCGATAGGGATGGTTGCTGATGCGGCACAAGGGCGGGATACGGTTTTTAGTGGGCGAGGAAAACTAACAATCACGCACGGAGGGGCGGGATATGGTGGTGCTTCGGCGACGGATGTGGGGGTCACGATGCCTTATCGAGAAGTGCCGTATGCTGGTGTGATAGATAAGTCGTTGTCTGTTAGGGGGTCTGCTGCCCCGAAGTTTCCTTTGGAAACGAAAGTCCAAGTTGGTAATAGTGATGGTAGTGGAAAACCACAGGTGGAGGCGGCGTGGTATGAAAACTTCGATGATTTCAGTAATGGGCGAAACCGTATGAAAGACAGTAAGAAGGTGGGTAGGATGACGAAAGACCCTGAACTTCTTGCGAGTGGTGGGCGTGATTTTACGGCAGAGGAATTGGACTTCGTTAAGGACTTATTGAGTAAGAGTGGTGCTGGTTTTTATGGTGGAGCGTGGTATAATGACTGGGGTGATTTTACGGAGGCGATTAGTGAGGCATATGATACTGTTAAGGGTGTTTGGGAAGACTATATCAAACCAGTTTTGGATGTGGTGGGAACTCCTTTGAAAGACGCTCTTGTATCAAGTGGAAACCCGTATGGTGAGGCGGCGGGTGGTGTGTTGGAGTTGCTGGGTTATGGTCAAAATGGCGTGTCTGGTGGTATGTATGGTGCTCCGTCGGGAATGTCGGGTGGGATGTATGGTGTTTCGTCAGGTCGTTCAGGTGGTCGTGCTCGTCTGGTGAAGGGTTCGCCAGAAGCAAAGGCATATATGGCATCAATTCGTGCGAAGCGTGGTTCGAAGGGGGGTAATATGTCGATGGGAATGGGAATGAAGGGGTGTGGTGAGGGTGTGTTTGCGGATGCGAAACCGATTGCTGCTAATTCTCTCGGGTTTTCGCCGAAGTTGGAGGTGGAGCAGTTGAACGCGGCGACTGGTTCGACTTCGTATGGGGATATGCCGTCAAGTAATCCAGTAGGTTCAGGGATAGGTGGAAGGAAGAGGAAAATCGTGCCAAAAAACGGTAGTGGGGTCTCGTCCGCCCCGAAAAAAACGGGCGAAGGATATGAGGATGAAGATGGTAATTATGTTGTAACCCCGAGAGATAAGGAGAGACACGAGTTCGAGAGATATGCGAGTTTGGAGGGTAATATAAGTGCTGATGTATATCGTGATAGAATGAGACAAGCAGGTAGAGATTTATTGGAACAACTGCGACGCAGTAGTCCAGATATATTGGAGTATGGAAGGGATAAGTTGTTGAAGGCGGTTGCGACGAGTTTGCCCGTGTATGGAATACCACTTGCTCTTGCTGGATATGTATTCACGCAAGAGTTTATCGACGACTATAAAAAGAAGATTAGAGATGAAACAAAAGAGAAACCTCGTGAAGCGGTTGGGCGTGGTAAAGGTCGTGGTTGGGACTACGAAAAAATCCAAGATGAGTTAAAAAAGCAGGTGGAAGAATACGAAAAAGTATATGGTAAGATGGAAGATATGATGATACCTCTCGGTGATAAGATGTATCACGATAAGTTGAAGGGTGGTAGAAAAATCTCTCGAAAGACGGCGAAGAAGGAGCGTGAGGGACTGCTGGTGAGTGGAGATAATTCGATGGGGGCGATAGTTGCGGAGCGTGGTTATTCACAGAAGGCACAGAAGAAGTCGGGTGCGGTGGATGAGGTGGCATCACAGAATATATGGGATGGAACACAGATGGAGAATACCACAGGAAGGTCGGCAAAGAAGATAAATAACTTGATTTTGAACGGAGTTACGAAGGGTGTTAGTCAGGGAGGGGCGATGTCGGGAGGGGCACATCCATTAATCCAGACGAATAATTTACAGGCGGTATTTGGTGGTTCGATGGATAAGATGAAGAGGGAGTATAGTGGAAAAGGGGCACACGGCGGAAAGTCTGCGTATAATGCGTTGGTGAGTAAGGTGATGAAGGAGAAAGGTATGAAGTTGGCGGAGGCGGTGAAACACATCAAGCAAAACGGACTTTATAAGAAATGAATATGAAATTAATAATAAAAACAAAAGGAGATTAACGAATATAAACGATTGAGTGAAAATGGCAAATCGACATAGAGGCACGGATACAGATAGAGCGATGCGTAGCAGACAGGTTGCGGAGGCGTTAGGTGAGGACGCACGGGCGGCACAGAAGGCATTTTTACTGAACTTTCCTTTTGTTCAGCAGAGCAAGGAGGAGTTTTTGAGACCTGATGAACTCGACCGAAAGACTGCGTTTGAGTTGGCGGGATTTTTGGATAAGATGGCGTCATCATTATCACAGGCGGTTTCAGCGATGGCAATACCAGCGGAGGCGGGTAAATTGACGCAGGGTATAAGTGAATATCTCTCGGCGTATAATCGTGCGACGGCGTATGTGCGGTTGTATGGGACGAGTGGTAAGTTGAGTTCGAGAGAAGAACAGGCGATACAGATGAAGTTTGATAGTGTGAAACCGAGTTTGGAGCAGATATTAAACGCTCACGCGGCGGGGACACCTATTCCAGAGTTTCGTGCGGTGTTAGAGAGTTATGATAATATCAGTAATAATGACCTGCGACCAGTTTCATTTTCGCCCCCGATAAATATTCCTCAACCAGCACAACCAGCACCACAGGCAGGACAACCCGCCGCATTACCAATTCCCCCTATTGTTGGACCAAATGTTCCAAGACCCCCTCCTCAACCAGCACCCCCAGCAGGGCAACCGCCAGTTCAACCAGCACCAGCACCAGTTCAAGCACCGCCTCAATTTCCCAATCTTCGTGTTCCGCCAGATTTACTATTAGCACCGAATAATGTTCCAGCGAGAAACTGGTTATTGGCGAATGCTCCTGATGTTGCGAATAACAGAGATAGACAGGCGTTATTAAGGCGAGAAAGGGCACAACTTTTACAATATCAACAGGATTTAGCGGACTATCAGGCGAGGGTTGGTGCTATACCCGTAGCACCGCCAGTAGCACCGCCAGTAGCACCCCAGCAACCACAACAAGCACCACCAGCAGGACAATTAAGTCGTGCGGATATTAATTTAATCCGTGAGTTGGAAGGAAACCGATTAGCAGTAGCGGCGGCACAACAGGCATTACAGGCGGGGCAAGGAAATAGACGGCAACGACAGGAGGCACTTGATACAGCACAGAGGAAGTTTCGTCGTGCGGAGGAGAGGGCAATTCGAGCGGGAGTTGCGAATATACCGTATGACCCAGCGATGGGAGCACCGAAACCCCCTCGTGTTGGCGATGGAGCGTATGGTGGTGTATCGGCGAATATGGCGGGAATGGATGATGAGTATTTGGACTTGATGCTCCACGATGGATTTCAGGATAGAGGAAACTGGTCTGGAATGATGAAGGCATTACAGGGAATGCCGACTAATCCGTATGGTGCGGGTATAGAGATAGAGGAGGGTGAGGAGATGCCGTATGGAACTTTTGGAAGTGCGAAGCGTGTTGCGTTTTTGCCCGATGCGGATTATGTGAGCGACGAGCAGGAGCAGGACGAGGCGGACGAGGATGCGGATATGTATGACCGAGAGATTTCGGGAAGACAGCAGTTAGACGATGATGCGGAGAAGATACAGGCAACTCGTCTTCAAAAGGAGTTGAAGACTGCGAAGGGTAGTGCGAGGAATATGAGGGATATGTTGGATAAGTTGAGGGGGAAGATTAAGTGTAGGTAATCTTTTCGTTTGATATAAAAAAAAGGGTCGCCCCTGACCCGTAGTAATTCGTGTCAAAGATTTACTGTTTCTTTGATACGAACTTTTGTTGGCGTTCGAGTTCTTTTTGTTTGAGTTTTTCAGCGTGGCGTTTCTCTGCCTCCTTTGCGAGTTTTTCTGCTTCTTTGCGGTCGGCGAGTTTTTGATTTTTGAGTGCGACTTCGCGGTTAAGTTCTTTGAGTTTGCGGATTTGTTCGAGTTCAACATCGACTTTGGCGGTTGCTTCCACGAGGGAGGCACGGGCGAGGCGGAGTGCTTGTTCTCTTTCTTTTTGCTGGATTGCGAGTTGGCGTTGTTCTTCGCGTTGGCGTTCTTTCTTTTCTTTGCGTTCTTGCTCCTTGCGTTGCTGTTCTTTTTTGGCGATTTTTTTGCCGTGTTTTTCGTTCCACGAGTGGTCGATGAAGATTTGGTCTTTGAGATTTTTGTAGCATATTTTCTCGCAACGACCCCCTTTTCCAGCATCATAGTTGGTGGATTGTTTGTAGATTGGAGCACCGTGGTTGAATGCCTCTTCGAGTTCTTCGCGGGGCACAAGGCGGTCGTCCATACAGACAAAACTGCCTGTGATTTCATCGCCCTTGCCACGAACACGACACTCGACAGTCAATTTGCGGTGTGAGTTGGCGATGTCGTCGCAGTTGTGGTAAAGTGTTGCCTCGACGCGGTTTTCCATCAACCAGAAGTCGGGAATGACTTCAAGGCACACGGGGACTTGGAGTGATGCTTGAAGACAAGTCATCCAGCAATTGGTGAATAACTGTGTATCGCTCACGCCGATTTTGTCGAGGAGGAAGATGGCGAACTTGGGGTCGAGGACGAAGGACTTTGAGGGGTCGTTGTCGTAGGTAGAACGGGTGCGAAAGAACGACTTGATGAGGCAACCGTAGTAGAGGTGTTTTTCTGGATTAGCGAAAATAGACACATCTTTCACAAAGAGAGCGTGAGTAATAGTCTTACCTTTGGTAGTGTGATGGGCAGAGATGATGAGGTGTTCTTTGCCCTCCGCGATATTTTTTGCGACTTCAATATGGTTGTGTGCGACGATGCGTTCGACCCCTTCGGCAAAGTCATCGTCGATGGTGAGAAGAGTTACGAAGTTGTCGCATTCGGCACAGCAACCACAGGTGAAGCGTTTTTCAACGGGGCGGAGGCACAGGACACAGATATTCTTCGGGTATTTCAGGAAACGGTCAGCGAAGAGTAGAGAGTAGTTGGTCAATTGGAGGGAAGACATCGTCGTAGATTGTTGTAGCGTTGTATGTAGCACAAAGAAGTAAAATCATTTCAATTTTTTTTGGATTGTGTGGGAGTTGCCACATCATACAATTTCCTCCTCCGCCCCCGCCCCGCACCCCGCACCACCACCGCCACCACTACCCCCCC